CTGCAGACCCTCAACGACGGTACGACTCAGGATCTCCTCGATCAGCGTAAACAGACCGGGGCACTTACCGTCGCGGATATCCTTGTAGTTCAGAACGGTGGAGCCGTTGTTCGCGGCGATCAGCGCCTGCTTGAGCGAGTCCATAGACTGCGCAACAGAATACTTGGTCGGTGTGCCGTGGTAGGCATCGACAGCCATTCTGACGATTTCGTTCATATCAGCCATGATATTATCCTCCTTCTTGATGTAATAACGCTGGATTAGTCCACGTCGATGACGTAGTAGGTGTAGCGACCGGCCTGCTCGATGGCGATGCAGACAGCAAAATTGCCGCTCGTCACAACAGAGTGCTTACCGGCGCTCGCGCCGATCTTTGCACCGACGGTCGGAAGAGTGCCGCTGAACGCTTCCTTGGTGACGGAATACTTATTGCGGCTGCGCGGAATGTACGCACGGCAGATAGCACCGGCCTCGTTGATGAACTCGTCGAGATTCTTCTTGCGCTCGTCGTACTCCATCTCCTCGGAACCAATCACCGCGAGGCGATTCGCCGGAGTGGAAGCGGTAGCCAGAACCGCTTTGAAAACCTCGCGCTCGCCGGTCTCAAGCTCCTTCAGCTCGACGAGCGTACCATTCTCGACGGCGATCTTATTGCCGTCAGCGTCATACACGCGGCAAGAGACGAGAGCCGAACCGTCGTCAGTGCCGGAAAGCAGATCGCTTCTGAAAACTGTGTAAGCCATGATTCTTTTCCTCCTTATAGGTTTTTAGATAGTGGGCGGGAACTCCAGGAACAGGCCGCCGTAAGGCTCGTCCGCACCACCGGCGCCGCCGGCGTCATGCCTCTCAACAGGCAAACGCGGAGTCTTTGCGGGCTGCTTGGAGAACGCCATTGTGCCGTTGCGCCCTCTGAGCGCATAGCACTTTTCCTCGATGTCGCTCACAGACATATCTGCGCAATTCTCGCGCAGCGTCTCGAACGCCTCGATGCCATTCAGATCGGTGAATGCGGCAAAAACTGCGTCAACCTCAGCAGCACGCTCTTCGTTGAGCTTGTTCTGCTGATACTGGCGCAGTTCGGAAAGTTCGGTATTCTGTTGTTTGATTGTCTCGGAGGCGGCGTTGTATTTCTCCTCCAACTTCGCCTTATCCGCCTCGAACTGAGCGTTCAGTTCTGCGGTCTTGGCTGCGATCGCGGAATTGATCATCGTCTCGAACATTGCCTGATAGGTAAAATCCGCCTCGCCCTCGTCGAAGTCTACGATGGAGAACTTCTTGCGTGTCTTGCTGTTAAAATCAATAACAACATGATCGCCGTTCATAGAATACTTGAAGCCATACAACTTCCAGTCTTCCATATCGTAACAATACACTTCGTTCGCCTCGGAGTCGTAATCCCAGTACATATAGCGACTGATCTCGTCGCCCCAGATACTGGTCATCTTTTCGGCGCCGAGAGCATTGATCAGCTCCTCACGGAACTGTTCGCCGGACAAAGCGTACTGCTCACTGGCGGGATCGCCATCCGGCTGACCGTCGCCTTCGGGATCGCCGTCGCCATCCTGCGCACCGTCAGGATTCCCTGTTTCGCCACCTTCGGCGCCGCCCTCCTGCGGGTTACCGTTTTCACCTTCATGCTCCTGCTGGAACTTGTTAAGCTCTGCTTCAAGCTGCTCCAGAGACATAGCATCGAGGTCAAAATCAACCTGCTCGGGGGTCAGACCGAACTTGGCAAGCAACTCCATCTTCTTTTCCAACTGCTCTTCTCCTCCTTCCGTCGAGTATTTTTGTGGGTGTATATCAACCCCATGATGGGTATTGACCATAGAAAGATCCTCTTTCAAATCAGACATCATTTCAGTCATCTCACGCTTAAAGCCATCAAGAGAAAACAGCTCAAGAGCCGCAGACTCGAAACAAGGCTCGATACCGTCGCCAAGCAAGCACAGAGCAGTAAACTCAAAATCCTCAATGATATACAGGCCATTCGCCCTGCGCCCACGATTCACATTGATTTCCATGCTCTGCGCGACAATTCCATCTTCCTTTACCTTGCGATAAGCCTCCTGCCGTTTCCACAGCAAAACCTCTACACACAGGTACTCATGTTCCTTTCCGTCATCCTCAACCACAGTCTCCCAGTAATACTTGGCAGACTCCGGCACAACGCCGAGAGGAACAGTCGCGTTGACAATACGCACATTGCCGTCATCATCGCTCACAAACTCAATATCATGACCACCGATGGAATCTGTTTCACGAATGTAATGACAGACAATCGGACAGTTGAAAATCGTATCGATGCACTTTTCAAACACATCCTTGGCAATAAAGCTGCCGTTTCTGTTTTCATCCTTGTACGCGACACGCAGAATACCTGTGTCAAAGGACGAATTACGTTCGCAAATCCGCGTGAGAGAAGACTCATATGTCAGGTGCATTACTTTGCTCAAGTCACATCACCGCCTTCTCATTTTTTGAAAAAGGCGGGATATAACTCCCGCCTTAGAATGTAAGTGTGTCAGACCGAACATACTTGATACCGGCCTGTACCAGCTTGTCCTCCTGCGCGAACTCCATATTTTCGCCCGCATCAAAGATCCAAACGTGGTTGACGTTATCGGATTTCAGCAGAGAATACCCAAGCTGCAGCATTTTCTGCCTGTCCGCTTCCTTCATCACATATACGAAGTGCATATGCTCCTCCTTCTTATTCATCATTGTCTCCGTCATCATTTTCACGGGACGTTTCCCCGGAATCAGAAAGATCGCCGATATCCTTTGCCGGCGCACCAGACCCATCGCTACCGCTTGTCGTTTGCGTAGCACTGCTGCGAAGCGGCCTGAATTTGTCAATCAGTCCGAGAATGTCATTCTCCAGATAGTTCATGCAATCAAGCTCTGCCTGACCAAGCCCCTGCGACGCCGCATACATGGAGATAAACGGCAAACCATACTGGCAAGCCTTCAAAAACTGATCCCCAAGCTCCTTGCGGTTATACTCGCTACAATTGAGAAACGTCACCTTGAAGTTCTTCCCGTATGAATAGCTGTGCAGGAATCTGTTGACCATGTTCTCAATACTGCGAACAATGCCAAACGTGATTGCCTGATCCGCCTTGATCGACAGGAGCAACGCATTACTGGACGCCTTATCGTTGTTAAACAGCAACGTGGAAACACCGGCTGCGGTAAACATACTCTGTTCCGCTCTTGAGATCTCATCCGTGTCACCCGCGCTTGGGCGATCAAAGCTGATTTTGTCAATAGGCATTGGCGACAGAACAGATCCAACTTCTTCCGGCAGCACATGATCAAGATTTCGCCAGAACTCTTTCGCCTTATCGAGATCCATTTCCCACTCACCGTTGCTATTCAGCCCCAGCTTCATCACGAGAAGCGCATAGTTCTCAAGCTCAGTCTTCGTCAGCTTGAGTTGCTTGTAGTCCTCAAGGTCATACACTTCTCGGAAGATACCGACAAACGGCGGAACAGCGTAGTCAAGAATGTCGCTATTGCATTTGATGGCGAACGAGGTTGGAGAGTCCAACTCCTGCCATTTCTGACCTGTGCGATCCTTCTGATAAATCTTGTATTTTCGATCAAATTCGTCAGGATACAACTCCAAATACTGATTATTTGTATCAAAATATGAGAAATCGAAGGAAACATTAGGCACATTTCCTTCGACAACGGCAATTTTGCAATAATCAGATGGAAGCTGCTGGATCGTGATATTGTCATTCGTCACCCACATTGTCCCATAGAACACATCTTCTCTGAGACAAACGGTGAGAATCTTACTGAACTGGTTCTTGATATCCATAGCGGACAGAATGTTCAGCGTCTTGCGATACTGCTTATTGAGTGTGCTTGCTTTCGCTGTTGCCGGGTCGATCCGATACGGAGACACAACATAGGAAAGATCACTCAATCCGGCAAAATACTGAATCAATCTGCGAAAATGAGAACTTGCGCTATAGATATAAATTGCAGCATCACGCAGTTGCTTTTCGTTCTTTGCCGGATCTTTCAGAAAGTCCTGAATCTGATCCTTTGTGTAAAGGTAGAAGGTAGGTGATTTCGACCTGCCGTTCAAGTCACGAAGGATCATACGGTTAAGCGCAGCAAACCGCTGCGGCAAACGAAACATACCGTCAAGGTCGTAGGACTTGCTGTTTTTGTTAATGCTATCCTCAACCACCTCAACGAGCTTGCGGTCATCCAACGGAATCACCCGCCTTTCTTATTTGATTTTTGGCGCGCGGAACATAAACACCTCGTCATCTTTCTTAACAGTGTTACTCCGTCGCCTGAGTTTCATCTCCAGTTGGCAGGCAACCCAGTGACTGTAGCTCAAACTGGAATATCGGTCTTTGCGACCAGCACCCCTGACCACGAGCTTGATTGCTTTCGAGTTCGGGTCGTCGGCGTTCGCGTTCTGCAAATTGATCATCTCGCTGATCAGCAATGTCGTATTGATGTATGGCATTTGCAGATCGAGCTTCTCTTTGGCGTCCAATTTGCCATAACCCTTGATTTGCGCAAGGTATGTCTCAGCGTCGTACTCGTTTGCGAGCAGGCGAATACGCCCCGCCTTGAACGAGTCACGCATCATCACAGCGCACTCAGAGTTAAATGTGTCAGTCGCATTGATTACCCATAGCGCCTTCTCCGCACCAAGCGGCGCTCTCGCCGCCCACTCCGCATTATTACAGCAAGAGAGAGCGGGATAAACGTCCATCGTATCTTGATCTACAATGTCTCGCACCAGAGCGTCCGCGATGCCGAAACCGACACCCTTCACATCAATCACAATATAGTCACACGAAAACTCGTCATACAGCTTGCGGACGCGAAGCGCCTGATCCTGTGTGTGCATACCCTCATACGATTCCGTATAAACGATATTGTTGGTGTAACGTGACGTCTTTGTGGGTATAAGTTGGTTGATGAACAGCGCAGATGCGTCGTTCTTATTTCTCTTTGTGCTTGCCGCAACAGCAATGTCGATGGAAAGAATACGCTTTTCACCCGGCTGC